CCAAGCTGCCGAGGCCCTGATGATCGATACGTGCCGGATCACGTCGGGCGGCGAGGTGGTGACGGACCCGGAGACGGGCGAGGTCACCCGGGGGCGCACGACGGTTTATGAGGGGAAGTGCAAGGTTCAGTCGAAGGATTCAGCCGTGTCGAATCCGGAGGCGGGCGAGGCGTCTTTCACGGTTGTGTCCCGGCAGATTCATATCCCGGTGAACGCTGCCGAGATCTTGGACGGGTACGAGGTGGAGATCACGGCGTCACTGTTGAACTCGTTCACGGTGGGCAAGGTGTACCGGGTGGAGGGCTTCACGCCGGACAGTTTCGACACCGCTTACCGGCTCCCGGTGAAGGAGATCGTCGGATGAGTGTTGACGCTTCTGATCTGGATGGGCTGGCCCGGTCGTTCCGTGCGATCCCTGCCGCGATGGTCCCGAAGATGCGCGGCGTGGTGGCTAAGTCTGCGGTGAACACCAAGAAGATCATGCAGAAGGACGCGCAACGGTCGAGGCATTTCAAGCAACTAGCGCCCACAATCGGCTACGACTTGAAGGTTCACGAGTTCGGCGGCGATGGCGTGATCGAAGCGGAGATAGGGCCATCCGGCGGAGGGTCCGCATCCCTGGCCGGCATCGCGTACTACGGTACGTCGAAGCCTGGCGGTGGGACTGTCCGCAACCCTGAGGACGCGATGCTCGAAGAGGCTCCGAACTTCTACGAGTTTGCGTTCAAGGCGACGGAGGGGCTGCTGTGAATCTTGTTTACGCCACAGTCCCCGATGGGCATGTCGGGGACTTCTTTACCGCCGTCGCTGCATTGTTCCCTTCCGCCGTGAAGGTGTATGTGGGGACTGTCCCGGCCGCCCCTACGTACCCTTACGCGGTGTTGTGGGGCTCGCTCGGCGATGAGGTTTCGGAGTCGCTGGCCGATATCCCTGACGAGATCCGTGTCCCGTTCCGCGTGACCTACGTGGGGCTGACCCTCGCGTCCGTCGCTCATATTGCTTCCAAGGTCCGGCCAGCGTTGAACCGCGCCGCGCCTTACGTGTCCGGGTGGATCACTTCACGGATGCGGCAGTCATCCCTGATGGATGTTCAGGCCGACCGGGACGTGACCGTGACCGGCGTCGGAACCCACCCCCTGTACGCGGTTGACGAGTTCCTGCTCGTCGCCAGCAAACTCCGAAAGGAACCCTCGTGACTAAGTTCATTGACGCTTATTCCAAGACGACCGGGGCGAAGCAGACGGTGCCTGCCGCATGGCTCGACCGCAAGGACGCCCCGTTCAACGATCTCACCAAGACTCCCAGCCAGAAGGCAAGGGAAGCGGCGAAAGCCGAAACCACCAAGCCGGCCTCGCCGGAAACGAAGGAGGCCTAAATGGCTCGCGTGCTTGCCGATGGCAAAACGAAATTCACTATTCTCACTACGAAGCCCGTCAACCCGGCGGCGCCTACAGCTACCGAGTTGAACGCGGGTATCGACCTCTCGTGCGACATCCTGTCTAGCGACTTCACCTGGGGCGCTACGGACTCGGACAAGGTAGCTGAGAAGGCGCTGTGCGACGAAGGCAACGCTAATGCCATCGGTGCATCAAACTACGCTGGTGGGTTCACCCTCTGGCGCAAGTTCGCTGCGGGCGGCGGCTTTGATGAGGCCGGCGAAACCGGCTGGGCTGCGCTCAAGGAAAAGGGCACCACGCTTTACGGCTATGCCCGGCAGATGGACAAGGATGCGACTGACGCATGGGCCGCGGCTGACGAAATCTACCTCGGCGCCGAGTTCATCACGGACACCCCGCAGCGCACGGACGGTTCCGGCTTCATCAAATACCGGACGCCCGTCGAGATCCAGCGCGGCTACCCGTTCATTGAGGTAGCGGCCGGCGCCTAACCCCCCCCTACTGGCTGGCCCCTGTGATTTCAGGCTCCGGGGGCCAGCCGCACCACGTTATTGAGCCTGCACCCATATTCAAAGGAGCCTGAAACTCATGACTGAAACCCCCCAAGATTTCGACTTTGACGCCTGGTTGGAAGGCGCAGAACGCCCGGTGCGCGCCGTTACCGTCTACCAGAAGGCGGGCCTGATCGCTGACCTCGACGCGCTTGAGGCGCGGATCCTCGCGGCCGATGATGACGAAGACGTCGACGGGCCCTCAATGGCCGGCGGTGTCACCAAGCTCCGCGCCGAGTATCAGCGCCTCGCGCACCAGTTCCACAACTCGGCCCTGACCATCAAGGTCCAAGGTCACGACGAAGCCGAGAAGGCGGATATCGCTAAGGCTAACCCGGGACTCGCGCCGGGAGAGCTCGGCTATATCATCCTGGCCGATGCCATCACCGAGCCGAAGATCACGGTCGAGCAGTTGAAGCGCCTTGGTAAGAAGGTCGGCGAGGCGCAGTTCGATCAGATCCCCGCCGCGTACCACAAGGCATCCAAGGAGATCCCTGCTGTGAGCGCGGATTTTTTGCCGAAGTCCTCTACTCCGGACGATGGTGGCGAGTAGTCGCAGCATTGAAGACGGCTGAGCGTTTTCAGCGCCCGCCGTCTGCCTACCTTGGGCCCCTGCCTGAATCCAAGGACAGGCTGCTGGAGTTCGCTTACACGCTCTATGTTGAGGGCATGTGTGATTGTGGCCGGCCGAAGTTTGAGTGCCGCAACGAAGCCAATGCCGGACTGTATGAGGTCGCGGACGTGATCTGCCATGCGCAGGCCGCGGTCGAGGAACATACCGGGCAGGAGAAGTTCAAGCCTGAGCCGGGTCAACGCTTCTACGCCGCCGAGATCGACGAGGAACTAATCACCCGCAGGACGTTCCCGGTACTTCCCGACGCCGACGATTAGCACGATGAAGCCTGCGAGGGCGACGAATGATGAGAAGGCGTTTAGCCAGCTCGGCCCGTCCTCGCCGCCCATGGTTATGAGCGCGACGGCAATCCCGAACACGAGCATCCCTAGGCCGGTCTTCATGATGTTGGCGCCGCGCTTTTTGTGAACATCCCCCATTTGAGTCATGCGCCCAGTGTGATCCATGCCCGCGCTTTTGTAAAACCTTTGGAGGTTCCTCATGGCTGATCGCCGCGTCAAGGTCGTATTCAGTGCCGAGATTCAGAACTTCAAGGCATCAATGGAGGCCGCGGCTCAGGCTACACAGAAGGCCAAGAAGGCTTCCGAGGATGCGGGCAATGCTCAGGAGCAGTCCGGGGCGAAGGGTGCGGCGGCGGGCAAGGTCGCGGTTGACGCTCAGACTAAGGCAGCCGCTGCGGCTGAGAAGCACCGCGAGTCGCTAGAGCGGGTTGGCGCCGCCGCTACCATCGGTGGCGCTGCCGTCCTGGCAGGCGTGGGCATGGCTGTGAAGTCTTACGCCGACTTCGATAAGCAGATGTCCAGCGTGGACGCAGCAACCCACGAGACTGCCGGCAACATGGACAAGTTGCGGCAAGCTGCCATTGACGCAGGCGCAGATACCGCGTTCTCGGCTAGCGAGGCTGCCAAGGGTATCGAGGAACTAGCGAAGGCTGGCGTCTCGACGAAGGACATTCTCGGCGGTGGCCTAAGCGGTTCACTGGCCCTGGCAGCGGCGGGTTCGCTCGACGTCGGGCAGGCTGCGGAAATCGCGGCTTCGGCCCTGACTCAGTTCAAGCTGTCTGGCGATAAGGTCCCGCACGTTGCGGACCTTCTCGCGGCTGGCGCCGGCAAGGCTCAAGGTTCCGTTGAGGATCTCGGCGCGGCCCTGAATCAGTCCGGCCTAGTAGCTGCTTCCACTGGCCTGACCATCGAAGAAACCACGGGCTCTCTCGCGGCGTTCGCGTCGGCCGGCCTCACTGGCTCGGATGCTGGCACGTCGTTCAAGACAATGCTAATGTCCCTGAACCCGAACTCCAAAGAAGCTGCGAAGCTGATGGACGAGTTGGGCATTCACGCTTACGACGCGCAGGGCAAGTTTATTGGCATGTCCGAATACGCGGGCGTTCTCCAGAACGCACTCAAGGGCATGTCGGATGAGCAGCGCAACGCTACCCTGAAAACGCTGTTCGGGTCCGACGCAGTCCGCGCCGCGAACGTCCTCTATGAGCAGGGCGCAGATGGCATCAACAAGTGGGAATCCGCCGTAAACGATGCGGGCTACGCGGCTGAGACTGCGGCCCGAATGCAGGACAACCTTGCGGGCGACCTTGAGAAGCTGGGCGGCTCGTTCGACACGGTCCTAATCCAGTCCGGGTCTGGCGCCAATGAGGTGTTGCGCGGGCTTGTGCAGGGCCTTGAGGGACTTGTGGACGCGGTCGGGAAAGTACCGGCGCCGGTACTTGGTGTGGCTACGGGGCTGGCTGCTGTGGTCGGCGGCGCGGCTCTTGTTGGCGGAGCCTTGATCACGGTCATTCCGAAGATCAAGGAAACGCGGGACGCATTCAACGACCTGGCACCGGCAGGCGGCAAGGCGCGTACCGCGCTGGAGGGAGTCGGTAAAGCTGCGGGTGCAGTTGGCGCCCTAACAGCCGTCGTGACGGTCATGGCGAAGCTCGCCGAAGCTGACTACATGTCCAAGATCGACACGGGCATGGGCAAGGTTTCACTGGCGCTAGCCAACGTCACGTCCAAAGCACCAGAC